TTTACATGACCCCATGGTGACATGAGTTTCATTTCTTTCTCACCAAACAATCTTTCAAGACGACCACAAATATATGGCACGTCATATCCATCAACATTCCAACCAGTAAGAATGTCAGGAAAGTTTTGTATCCAATAATCTAAGAAACAACGAAGTAGATGTTGTTCTCCATCACATAATATAAACTCCACATCATCACGTGTATTTTTATATGGTCTTGTTCCAAATACCTTAAGTTTTCTTGTTTGATAATCCTGCACTGTGATACTGAGCATCTCCTCAGCACACTCTTTTACATTAGGAAATCCATTTTCACATGCCACCTCAATATCGAGTGACATAATATTCATTGCCTTGAAGTCATAATCAACTTCATTAGGAAACTCTTGAGATATAAACTGATACAAATATCTGTCATAACCATGCACCTCAAAGTTTGGAACTTCTTTATACTGGTCAACAAATTGACGTGCTTCACGCACAGACTCAAACCTTACTGGTTTTGCATACCTACCATCAAGTGTTTTCCATCTAGTTTGTTTTTTAGTAACGACAAAAAGAGTTGGAGAGAACTTAAACTTACGTTGAATACGTTGTCCATCTTCGTATCCGATGTAGTGTATGTTGTCTCCAACCAGTTGTACGTTGGTGTAAAAACTCATTTAGTAACTGTCTCGTATTTCTTTTTCAATTCTGCTGTTGGTGTGACTATTGTAGCAATAGTTTCAGAATAAAGCAATACGTCAGTGTCTGTTGTGTAACGTGGCCATGGTTCTAACGTGCCATCTTCCTTAATTAAATAAGGATCTTGCATATGACAACTAGGTTCTTCTTCTAATTGTTCTGCCATGGTAACTAACTCAATACCACTCTTTAATATTATCAAAGCGATTTGCATAATGTTTCTAATTTGCGTAGGTCTTCTTTATCCCAAATGTTATTATCTTGTTTCTTGTAGTTGTATACTGGAGAAATAGATTTTAGTTCTGGAATAAATTTTTTGGTAATTAGATTACCAATATACATCCAAGGTCGATATTCGTCAACCCTTATGTTAAAATAGGTAGGACCGTTGAACATAAGATGTTCAAATTGCTGTGTGCCACCTACGAATAATGGGAAGGGTTGTGGAACAAAATCTAGTGTGTATAGAGGGGTTTCTATTGGTTGATCAAAAGTTACAATACCGAACTCACCATTAATTTTTGCAAGGTAATCAACTTGACATTTTCCTATCAGAACAGGACCTGTAATCTCGATAAGTTGACTACCATGAAATTCATGGTCTGTTGTGTATGATAGAATTAAATTATCATCTGTGTCATATAATTTAAGTTTCCTCATCTTCTAGTGCTGCTTCGGCATCTTTGAATATCTGTTCCATATCTAGATCTTCATCCTCTACACCCGCAATAACATCTTCATGTTGTTTGAAATTCTTTTCATAATTCTCTTCTTTAATTGCTTGAACGTATTGATCCATAATACTGTCTAGTGGATCATATGCAGTAATAACATGATCTGCAGGAAGAAAAAAATCTGTGTCTTTACTTAGAGGTGCCCATGGAAACCATGATAATTGATAACCTTTCTCTCTATTAAAAACAAGATCCCCTTCGTCAGATACAATTTCTAAACGAAAAGGTTTGTGCAAGTGATATCCTATTGCTAATTTACTCTCAGGATTTGCTATCTCTTGTGCTTCTGTAATTATTTCTTCGTTAGACTTTAGTAATAAAATCTTTATACTCATTCTACGTTGCCACCCATCTTCTGCACATTACTGATGTATGTATCTCTAAGACTAGGAACTGGTTCTAGAATAGTAACAACCATATTATGATTCAATGGAATCTTGATCTCTGGTGATAATGGACACCATGGTTGATAATGAACTTTAACTTCTGGGTCAGTTACAATTCCTGCCTTATCCATTTTAGGTGAATCATACTCAACTTTATATGGATAGTTCATGATGTATGCCTGTCTTTCACCAGTGTCTTTATTAACCGCTTCTTGCAGATCGCATATTACATTGTCGCCATTAAACATTACAACAACCTTTACTCTCTCAGACTTTACTAGAAATTGTGGAGGTGCAGGAGGAGTGATATTAATTGGTTCCTTCTTCTTTCTTGCCATGTTAAAAACGCTTTTGTTTATATTATAAAGGAGGTATCAACATTTGTCAATACCTCCAGATCCATCTCGAACCTATTATATGTAGTCAACTCTTTTGTGGTGGTCAGGAACTACTTTTCCTAATACAATACTGAGGAGTCCATCTGTAAACTCGACGGATCTAACCTCTGTATTATCGGAGAGCGTCCAAGCACGTTGGAAGGCACGTTGTGCCAATCCTTGATGGACATACGTTCCATCATCTTCTGATTTTTCTTTGCTTGCCTCGACATAAATCTTTCCATACTCCGTATAGACTTTGACGTCATCTTGCTTGAAGCCAGCGAGTGCAATTTCAAGTCGTGATTCTTCATTAGAAATGTGTATAAGGTTATATGGTGGGTAACTGGTTTGTGTAGTGTTCCAGAATGAGTCGAAGTCATACCCGATGCTGTTCTTTGTGATCTTATCGAATAGTGATGGTAGATCGGCAGCAGTGTACCTTTGAATTTCCATAATAGTTCTCCTGTTATAGCGAGTGTTAGTAATGTGACCCTTTCGGCATCACACTACTAATTATAACACTACCATGAAAAAAGGGAACCGTAGTTCCCTTACTTTTAAGTCGTAGGAACCGAATCCTCTACTTTTTTTCTTCTTGCTTTTTCTTCTTGCCAGTAGATGAACCATGCGTCTAATGTTTTTTTCCAGTTCTTAGGAAGTCTGCTTAACTTCTCACCGTTGACATACTTGTCAATGCATAGTAAACAGAATGATCTAGAATCATTAGATGCATCACTGTCATTGAGTGCAAGGAATACAGTTTGTAAAGTATTACTCTTTACCATTCCCCAGTCCTCAATAAACCTATTGAGTGGACAGTCTGGATCAGGAACAAAATCACCAAACTCATCTTGTATGATTGTAAGAGTACCATTAGATACTTTGTAGATAAATTTTTCTAATATCTCAAGTTTCTGAGGATCACTCTTATATCTTTCATAAGATACAAGGTATGAAAGAGTAAATGGGTTTATGTGATTAGAATATGAATGGTTTTTCCTAGCAAAGTTCTTGTTAGAAAAAATGTTTTTTAACCAAAGGATGTTATCCTCCAGATCTGAAACCCACAACCTGATGTTTGTCACATCAGTTTTAGACATATCCTTATACTTAATAGGATATAGTTGCTGTGCTGCATACTTGATGGGTTCAACTTTTCTTAACTTACCATCAGATATTGTGATACCTCTGTGCTTGAATATGTCACGGTAGGCACCATCTAATCTATCAGATGCTAGTTCAACGTCATCAGGACTATCGAACATTTTATATTCGTTGATGACTTCTCCAATAGAACTTACATATTTCCACTTAACACGAACATGAGATGGCATAGTGTCACCAGAATATTCTGCCCACCAATAGGCATCTCTCGTGTGTCCGTTAGTTTTAAATTTAGTTCCTTTCTTATATTCCTTTCCAGTCTCTGAACATATACAGTCTCGGTCTAGTATTACACCATTGACTTCTAAGTGATCAGGTAAGACTTTCCTAAATTTCTTTTGATGCTTGGGTTTCTGTGCCCTTTCATCATGGTCTCTTTGAGTTGGGCAACATTCCCACTCGTTGTGCCACTCGTCTGTGGTCACAAAGTCTTCGTTGTAGAATAAATTTTCTACATCTATTTTATTTTTCATAATAGTAACTTTATCTTGAAATACTCGCTGATGGAGTCGTTAATTAACAGTTGCGAATGAACTGCGTGTTGTATATAGTATACTAAATTTTACAATATATGTCAAGAGGTTCGGGAATCCCTCATTGCTCTTTTTTCTTGCCTATGTTGTATTTACTTTCTAAAGTCCAATCTCCCTTGTCTCTGTATGCAAGAACTTTGATTTGACTTAGAGGTGCTACGTCAGCAATACTTTCTTTGCTATTAACCGATACTAAACCCCAGTCACCTAGCAACTGCACTATACGATTCCTACGTTGTACATCATTAAGACTTAGGTTTGCTTTTTTTCCATCCAAAGCAAACAACTCTTTAAAATGCACGATATAATACTTGCCTTGCTTATGCAGTATATGACATGATTGATATAATTTCTTTTCTTTTCTGGATGCTACTCCAATTCTTGTCAGTGTTTCCCTTACTTTAAGAAAGTCATCTGGTTCACGTAGTCCTACCTCTATCATACTGTCGGTAGTCCATGCAACTTCCTCAGTGATCGCAGTCATTTTTTGCCTCCCATGTCATGTTTGTTACGAATGTTTTCAATTTGGGTTTTGGTTAGAAGACTTACTGCGACCTTCGCTTTCTC